TCCCGATGGTCGGCAAAGCGCCGCATCATGGGCCAACCATTCCCAGGACCATATAGCTGGAAGTATCACCCCTGGGTCCGCCAAATCCTCGACTCGAATGCGCAATTCAACTACGCGATGAAGGGCGCACAGTTGGGCGTGACCGAGGTGGCGATCAACCGGGCGCTCTACGTGCTCGACCGGCTGCAACGCGACGTGCTCTACGTGTTGCCCACGTCACTTAACGCCAGCGACTTCAGCAAGGCCCGATTCAATGCGGCCCTCAACCTGAGCCCTTACCTGAAGTCGATCTTCACGGACACCGACACGGTAAACCTGAAGCGGACGGCGACCAACTCGCTCTACATTCGCGGTTCTCGCGGCGACTCGAACCTGAAATCCATCCCCGTTTCGGACCTGATCCTGGACGAAGTGGACGAGATGGATCAGAAGCAAATCTGGCTGGCCCTTGAACGGTTGAGCGGCCAGCTTGAGAAACACGTCTGGGCCATCTCGACGCCGACGATTCCCAACTACGGCATCCACAAGCTGTTCCTCACCTCGACACAGGAGCATTTCTTATTTCAGTGCCCGCACTGCGGCCAGTGGACGGAACTGGTCTGGCCAGACTGCATCGAGATCATCGGGGAGACGGTCCTGGACCCGCGATGCCACGAGTCGTTCCTGAAGTGCAAGGAATGCAGGGGCCGGCTGGAGCATGAAGCGAAGCCCGAGTGGCTGAGCAGTGCGATCTGGAAGGCGATGAACGACCAGGGAAACCCGGACATTCGGGGCTTCCACATCAATCAGATGTACTCGTTCACCGTCACGCCCGGCGAACTGGTCGTGGCCTACCATCGCGGACTCGGCGACGAAGCTGCCGCCAAAGAGTTCCACAACTCGAAGTTGGGTCTCCCCTTCCTCGGCGACGGCGCCCAGATCAGTGACGACATGCTGGATGAGGCGGTGGGCAACCATACGATCAACGACCCGCGCCCCAAGGTCGGCGGGGAGAAGCTGGTGACGATGGGCGTGGACCAGGGCAAGGTCGGCTACATCACGGTCTGCGAGTGGATGCTGGACCGGCTGGACCGCGACATCAATGCCGTGGCCCAGTGTAAGGTGCTGTGGTTCGGCAAGTACGGCGAGGAAGACTGGAGCTACCTGGACGAGTTGATGCGGGAGTGGCAAGTCTTGGCCTGCGTGGTCGATGCCGACCCGAACATCAACGAGGCCCGACGCTTCGCCAGGCGTTTCTGGGGCTACGTCTGGCTGACCCGCTATCGCCGGGGCCAGACGGCGAAAGAGATGACCATCGAGGAGGAAGACAACGCACCGATTGCCCAAGTGGATCGCACGAGTTGGTTGTCGTGCGCCCTGGGGCGGTTCAAGGTGCAGCCCCCTCGCATCCTGCTGCCGCGCGACATCTCATTGGAGTACCGCGACCAGTTGAAGAACCTCGTGCGGACCTTCGAGAAGGACGACAACGGCAACTACAAGATGGTCTACGTGGCGACTGGCCCGGACCACTACGCTCACTCGCTCACCTACGCGGAGATGGGTCTGCCACTGGCGGCCTCGATTACCAGTGGTGAGAACATCAGCAAGTTCCTGTAGAGGCTAAGCATGAAGACGCCGAGTCGCATCATCGACAGCCGACACCCTGCGGTGCTCAACGGGCTGAACGACTGGCTGCTGTGGCGCAGGACCTACCGGGGCGGTGAAGAATTCCGCGATACCTACCTGGAGAAGTTTACCTCCCGCGAGGATCAGAACGACTTCAAGTCCCGGAAAAACGTCACGCCAATCCCCAGCTTCGCCAAGGCGGGCCTCAACGACGTAAGAAACTCCATCTTCCAGCGTATGCGGGACATCGTTCGGCGCGGCGGCAGTGAATCCTACCAGCGGGCGATTGCCGGGCTGGACCAGGGTGTGGATCGTCGTGGCTCGACGATGAACGCCTTCTTCGGTGTCAAGCTGCTGACCGAGTTGCTGATTATGGGCCGTGTCGGCGTCTACGTCGATGCTCCCATCACGCCCGACGTGCCCACGCTGAAGGACGCGAACGGAGCGCGGCCGTACATCTACAAGTACGACGTGGAAGACATCCTGAACTGGTCCTGCGCGAGTGCAGAGCAGCCGAGCGAGTTCAAGTCGGTGCTCCTGCGGGACACCACGCTGGAGTTCGATCAGACCACGAATCTGCCGACTGTGACCACGCAGCGCTACCGCCTGCTGTGGATCGACGAGAGGACCGGGCTGGTCAACCTTCAGTTCTATAACCTGGAGGGCGATCCGGTCGGCCCGGACGGTATCCCCTCCGGCCCCATCGAGTTGCAGCTTACCCGCATCCCGTTCGTGATGCTGGACATCGGTGACTCGCTGCTGAAGGACGTGTGTTACCACCAGATCGCCCTCCTGAACCTCGGCAGTTCGGACGTGAACTACGCGCTCAAGGCGAATTTCCCGTTCTACGTCGAGCAGCGCGACCTGCGAGCGGTCGGTTCGCACCTCAAGCCGGCCGCCAACACAGACGGCACGGCCAGCAGCGGCGGGCAGGGATCGGCCGACACCGACATCAAGGTCGGCGTGACGCACGGGCGGGCCTACGACAAGGGCATGAACTCGCCCGAGTTCATCAACCCGTCCGCTGAACCGCTGCGAGCGAGCCTGGAGTTGCAGGCCAAGCTGGAAGCGGACATCCGCAAGCTGATTAACTTGGCCGTTACCAACCTCTCGTCCCGCGCCTCGGCCGAGTCGAAGGCGAAGGACAGCGAAGGGCTGGAAGCCGGCCTGTCGTACATCGGCCTTGTCCTGCAAGGCGCTGAGCAGCAGGTGGCCGAACACTGGGCAGCCTACGAGCACCGCGATGCGAGCAAGCGCACGGTTGCGACGATCAAGTACCCGGACCAGTACAGCCTGAAGACGGACAAGGATCGGGTCGAGGAGGCCAACGAGCTATCCGAATTGATGTTCGCCGTGCCCGGCCGTACCGTGAAGCGTGAGTTGGCCAAGATGATCGTCTCGGCCCTGCTTGCGGGCAAGGTCCACGTCGATACGATCTCCCAGATCGAGAAGGAAATCGACGAGGCCCCGTACACGACGAGCGACCCGGACATCATCAACAGGGCCAAGGAAAACGGCCTCGTCGGTGAGAAGGTGGCGTCGATGGCCCTGGGCTTCGACGAGAACGAATACCTCACGGCCCGGGAGGATCACACGGCCCGGATCAGGAGAATTGCCCAGACCCAATCGGCCGCGATGGGCAAGACGGGTGGCGACCCCGCCTCGCGCGGTGTGGACGATCTCTCGCCCGACCCGGCCAACGCCGGCAAGGAAGAGAAGGAACTGAGTCGAAACACTGACCTGCGTGACACCACCCGCCGTCGTGTTCGCGGCGAGGGGAAGAACACGAAGGTGGAGGAATAACATGGACATCATTCGAGAATCTGTCGCCGAGTTCTACATCGGCAGCGGCACGGTCGGTACCACGGCCGCCAAGATTCATTCGGGCAAGGCTGTGGTGAAGGGCGTGGTCGTGAAGGCCGGGAGGAGGCCAATCGCCATCGGTTCGCACTCCGGCGTCGCCTACATTACCGGCTTCAGGCTGAAGGCCGGTGAGCAGAGTCCGACGATCCATATCGACGACCTCGGCAAAGTGTGGGTGGTCGGCCCAAGGGAAGGCTGCGACTACTCCTGGATGGCCGTCTAACCCGGCTGGAGGTTGCGATGGACATTTTCAAGGAACCGGTCGAAAAGCTGTTCTACGACCACAAGACCGTGGGCATGAGGCGCGTGCAGAGCAAGGACTTGAACCGGCTTCGCATGTACCCGTGAGGTGACGCATGGCGATCAACAATACCTTTTACGGCACGCTTGACGAGGCCAACGAATACTTCCTGAGTCGGCTGCACGAGCACGCCTGGACGGCGACATCGACGGCGAACCGCGAGAAGGCGTTGATTGCGGCTCGCCGCCTGATCGACCAACTCAACTTCAAGGGCTACCGACACGCTGTTTACACGCTCTTGCAGTCGAATCCGTCTGCCACGGTCGCCGAGATGCAGGCGGCTGAGGCGGAACAGCAGAACGAGTTTCCGCGAGGCGCGGACACGGACGTGCCGGAAGACATCCGCCGGGCGGCTTACGAGATCGCGCACAGCCTTCTGGACAACAAAGACCCGGAACTGGAGTTGGAGACGCTCGCCGTCACGTCGATGGGCTACGGCGGCGTCCGCACGAGCTACGAACGGAGTCAGATGCCCATCGAACATCTGATAAATCTCATTCCAAATGCGCTGGCGTGGCGTCTCTTGAAGCCGTTCCTGCGGGACGATGACGCCATGAAGCTGTCACGGGTTTCTTAACCCCCGCTGCTTGGCCGGACGCTTGTGCCCCGGCTGCCCAACCGGCAGGGCTGTCATGCCGGGCGAGTCGGAGTCGCCAGACCGCCTACGCGACCATTAAGACTCCTGTATTTCCTTGGCGGGTATCGAGGTTTCACGATGAAGTTGTTCGATCTTTTCCTGTCGCGTGGTCTTCTGGCTTGCTTTGAGGGTGATGGTGCCGGGGCTGGTTCCGAAGGGGCCGGCGATGGCAGCGGGGCCGGTGACGGTGGCAATGCGGGAGCCGGTGACGGTGGCGCTGGCAACAGCGGCGGCGACGACGCTGGCAGAGGCGACGGTGGCGCTGGCAGAGGCAACAGCGGGGCCGGCGAAGGCCGCACGTTCACCCAGGACGACGTGAATCGAATGCTTGCGGAAGATCGCCGCAAGCATCAGGCCCAACTCAAGACGAT